TAAACAATATGAAGGCTCAGTATTTTATACAGGAGAAGAATTTTAGTGAAGCTCCGGAAAATGGTTGGGAGTATATAGCTCAAGAAATAGATGCTCTAAAGAAGAAGCGTGATGATATTGAATTAGAAATAGAACTAAAACAAAAGGTATTACTTGCTTTAGGAGAATTTAAAAATACCATTGGCAAGGAATATTATATGGAACAGATATTGCGGAAAGGCACCATAGATTATAGTGCCATTCCTGAGATTAAACATATAGATTTAGAGACATATCGTAAACCATCTACTTCCTATTGGAAGATACAGAAATATATATAAGGATAGATATGGATTCATTAATCAATTTTATATTTGCATTCCTTTTTGTGTATATATTTTTAATTAATCATGAAACACGAGATTATCCTCATTTAAGTTGAGCTTGAGATAATGCTGATCTTATTTTCTTTTGATCTTCTGGTGACATCTTGTTTAAGATGGATTCTGTTTCTCGGTCAAGTCTGGTAATCATTTTATTAACCAGAGAAGCATTTTGAGCAGAAGAAGCTTTAGCAAGTTGGGTCATAGTTTCTCTTACTGCAGGACTTTGTATCATACGAGAAGAAAATCTAGTACCTGCAGTACCTATAGCAGCTTTAAGAACTAATGGGAATCCTCCAGTTAAAAAGAAGAATGCTCCTGTTCCAAAGTTACGTGGATTAGATACTTTTTTTACAAAATCTAAATCATCTTGAATGAGATGTGAGGTTCTCCAGAAATCATTAGCATTTTCTAATAATTTAGCGCCATTAGGTGTAATAGTGTTACTAAAATCTCCTAAAGCTTTTTGTTGTAGACCAATAAGTTCTCCAAATACTCCTTTTGCTTGATCAGGAACCTTATCATAATATTTGCCCATAGTTTTTATATTGTTCCACAAAGCTTCGGGATTTATTTTAGAACTTGTTCCCAATATAGATTCTAATGTATTAATTTCATTATTAATAAATTTAGATAGTTCAGGGTTATTTGTTATTTCTTTAGGTATTTTTTTATTTATATTATTAAGTGATTCACTATATGCCTTAATAGTATCAGATACATTTTTTACTTTTTTATTTTTTTTATCAGCATCAATAATAATCCTTTTTTGTATATTATTTATTTTATCAAAAATAGGCTTTGCTGCTGGTGGAACGGAATTAGCAATAGAATCCATACGTTCCATATTATCTATTAACTGTTTAGTATCTATATTTTTATGTGACTGTCCCATCAATCCTTTAATATTTTTACTTTCATTCTTTAAAAATTTAGCTGGTTCAGAATCTGATACGAAATTATTATTTATTTTTTTATTTATTTCACTAAATTTATCCCTATAATTTCCCATATCTACCAACTTACCATCAGTCATGGCTGGTTCAATTACCTGTTTATTAAAAGCATTATAAGATTTCTGACCTAATCTTCCTGCAAGTCCAGGAAATAGATTATACATAAGATAAGTGCCATTCTTAACAGCATTTCCTAACTTATCACTTCCCGTAGCATTTTTAGTCATCCATCCTAGAATATCTCCTCCTACAGCTATTCCACCCGCTTTTAATGCATTTTTTAAAAGAGTAGGAACATTGCTTGTGGGATTAGTTAATAAAGCAGTAGTCCCACCAATTTCTTGTAAGAATTCATCAAGATCATCTTGAGGCGTAACAAACTTTTCAGCAGGAGTTCCTTTAACTGCTGGATTGATTATTTCTCTTTTTAATACATCACCAGTAGGAAATTGAACTGGTTGATCGCCTTCTTGGAGGTTTTGAAGAATTTCTTGTGCTTGGGTGTATTCATTAGTGTTAGGATTAAGTTTTTTTAGTTTATCTTGCCAATGTTTTATAGAATTCTGCCGTTCCTCTGGTGTAAAATTACTGGTTAATCCTAATTTTGAAGCTATATTTGAAACAGGAGCAGGAATTGCTGAACCTAATCCGCCAGCTATATTTGAACCAAGTTGTAAAACATCTCCAGGAATTCCTGCAAAAGAAGTTAATGCACCAGTTCCAAACTGACCAAGTTTTTGTAATGCAGTTGTTAGTGATGACTGATTCTCTGCCTGTTTTGGTTCATTTAACGTTCTTAAGTTATTAATCGTTTCGGGAGAAAGATTGTTTACAGGAATGAGAGTATTATTTATTTTTACTCCTAATGGTTCATTCTTATCATTATATACTATTTGAGATGCGCTGTTATTCGATGATTGACCAGGAAGCAATCTCTCTGCGTATCTTCCTATAACTTGCCCTAATGATTCTGGTCTTAATGCTTCCTGAATAAATAGCTTTTGAATAGCAGGGTTTTCAATATCAGCCACACTAGGATCTATACCACGCTGTTGAAATATATTCTTTAATAAAGCTAATTGTTCTTCATTTTTCTGTTGTGGTGGACCAGATTTAAATAGATCTCTTAAGATAGACTCAGGAAGAGCGGATAAAGCTTGAGATTGTTCAGGGCTAAATCCTCTTTGTTTTAACGCTTCAAGAATATCCATACGTTGTTGAGTTTTCTGCCTTTTTTGAGCATATGCTCCACCTAATGCAGCAAGAGTATCTACTATATTAGGTTGTTGATTCTGTTGTAATTGGGGAATAAAAGTAAATTGAGCCATTATATATCCTTATATTAAAAGAGGAAGCATGGTTGAAGCTAACCTATTTATGCCCTGACCAGCTTGTAACCATGGGTTAGATTGACCTTCGTTTGGCATACCCACTGTACTTCTATTAGTAGTAAGTCCTAATAAATTACCCAGTAGTTGTCTTTGTTGTAGCTGATTAGATTGATTGCCTAGTCTCATTCTTCCTAATGCTTCTGCTTGTCCCAGACCTAAATTACCCAATATATTAGCTGTTTTAGCCTGAAGATCACCTTGCTGTAATCCATATTGAGATCGGAGCGCTGCTAGTTGGTTTTCTAAATTACTTCCAGCGCGTCCAAGCTCACCTTTAAATGCGGTAGATTGTAATCCTCCAAGACCAGCAAATCGTTCCGCTAATGAGGGAATAGTTTGCTGCTGAAAGTTTTGCCTAGCTAACTGCTCTATGGGTTCAAAAGATGTTTGAGGCAAGAATTCTCTTGTTTGTTGAGCAATATTTGCTGGTGTCATCTGCTCTAATTCATTAAAGTTTACCTGTTGCTGTGGAGATACCATATAATCGAATTGATCAGCAATCTTATCCATAAGTTGATCTACTTTTTCTCGTACATTAGGTGGTAATGTATCCATTATTTTGATCATATCTTCTTGTGGAATAAATCCTTGATCATTATAGGCTGGAACATCAACACCAAGTAGACCTAAAAGAGGTCTTAAAAGAAAATTTCTTCCATATTTTCTGAAGTTTCCTACTCCCTGTTGTCCAGGAATGCTTGGATTACCTTGAGATGTTGCTTGATTGATCGCCGTTTGTAACTGCGGTGAGTAGGTTGGCATCGTTCCTGAACTAACTGTTCCTGGTTGGATTCCGACTGATTGCCTAGGAGCAGCCGCAACCGATGGTTGAGCTAATCCAGCAGTAGATTGTGGAACTAAAGTAGGGTCTAAAGGTACAGTTTTACGAGGTCCGTTACCTTGACCAGGAAATGCTATTCGTGGGTTAGCTCCTCCTTCAGTAAGAAGATAAGCCCCTGCGGGTATATTTAACTTTTTTGCCATGTGCAATCCTTTGAATTTAAAGTACTTCGATGGTAGCATAAATCGAGACAAAAATTTTTCATATAAGGATCTATCATGCCTGTATTACAAAATGATTTTGGTGTTTTCTTACCGCTGACTGAAGTGTTCGATCCAGAATCTATAAATAGATTAGATAGAATAGATCCTATATTAAAAGAGTTTATTATTGCAAGTACGCACAATTACAACAACACAGCTAACGTACTTAATGTAAAAGAGACTGGTTATTACATCACCGCAGAGATTGTTAATAGCCAATATTGGTTTAAACCCAATGTATCATCGATCGACCAATCGGCTTTTAGGAATGCATTCAGAATTGTTATCAATTTTGGTGCACTTCCTAACGCCGGAACCAAGTCTGTGTCGCATAATATCGCTGGATTAACAGCAGGAGTAATGTCTTGGACTCGTATTTATGGCAGCGCAACTGATCCCTCGGGTAATGGCATACCACTACCGTACAGTTCCCCTGTATTAAATGAAAATATTAGTTTGAATGTAAATTTGACCGATGTTACTATCACTACAGCTATAGACTATAGTGCCTATACCACCACCTATATAGTGTTGGAATATTTAAAAAATTGAGCTTTTTTATACGTTTCTATTTTCATCGTTGGCGTGGGCGGATACCCGCCCATGTTTATTTATTTCTTAATTTTTTTTTCTATGATAAAGTAGAGATATCTTTTCTTTATTTTTTCTCAATATTTTATTCATTTTTTCACCATATCAAAAGACCAAAATAAGGTCGTTTTTACATAAGATGTATTATCAGACGCATTTTTGGGACTTTTTTGACCTATAAAATTAAGTAGAATAGAGACGTCTGGAGAGAGGGGAAAACGTCTCTATTCTTAGGGAATTTATTTTATTGTAAACGCATTGAAGTAACAGTTGCGTAAAATAACATAGCATGTAATGTAAAATCATCAAGAGATATTTCTGGATCTATCATCTGATCTCTATTCCATAACATTTCAAACTGAATATAGGATCCTGAAGTATTGGGATACAATGTATGCCACAACAGATCTTGGGCTTGCTCAAGTGGATAATAGATAGGATCATACGGTGAAGTCTGTAGTATTAATGATTGAGTAGCAATGTTACTACTACTTGGATATACATTAACCGATACTTTACCTTCTTCTGTTCTTCCTACTAAGAAATCAACTTTATCGATAGCAAAGTTTCTACCTTGATCTATATAGAAATTATATTGCTTGGTAATGAGATCAATTTCGCTTACCAATGCTAACGTACCGCCCCCTGCATAAGTACCAGTAACAATAGAAGAATCAATAATAACGAATGTATTAACATTACTTACTCCTACAACAGGATATATTTTACCATTGAGACTTGTCATGTCCCCTGTACCTATAATGTTCTCAAAAAGAACAAAATCTTGTTCAGTCAAATTATGATTAATCGCAGTTACCGTTATAACAGATCCAGTTATAACTATATTTGTAATCTGCAATGAAGAGGCATTTCGAGTAAAATCTCGTGACATATAGAAAGTAAATCCTTCTTGATTTCCTGCTATTACTCTTAACATTTGAGATTGGTTCGACCCAGAATTCCAAGTAGTTACCCATTCTTCCCAATTAAAATAATCTAATTGTTCCCACGTAAGTGCATTATTTAGATTTATATACCCAAATGCAGTGATAGAGTCATCCCATAACGACCACGAATCATTCTTGTAGTTATATACGAGTAATTGATTGGGATATTTTAGATTGGGGTTACTGGTATCCACATTAGGACATGCCCAATATGCTAATTCATTTTCATAATCACGAATACCTTGTACTCGCTCAGTTCCATTATTAGCATTTTGAATGGTAAATACTTGGTCTGGAATTTTATTATCTATACGTTCAACATTTAATCCATTAGAAACGTGAACCCCTACTTGTCCGACACCAAGGAGTCCACGATCAAATGGGATTAAGGAAAAAGTAGATTCAACACCTAATTCTATATTTATATTCTGCCAACGGAATGGTAACACTTCATTATTAGTGTATACCAATTCCCAAGTGCTACGTTCAAAATAGACGATCATTCTATCTCGTAATATCTGAACCGATATGATCTGTTGTGCAACCGGAGCATCAAGAGCTCCACCCTTTCCATACACGCCGCTGGTAGCATCATACCAAGCGTCAACCTGAGTAGGGTCACCTATTTGTGAATAGCGAACACGATTTTGATACTGAACTCTGGTAGCACTTCCCGGTTGTTCCCATGTATTAAACAAAAGTAATCTACCTTTAAATTGAACTACGATACGAGCCCCAAGTATCGCTGTATTAGCAGACGCGCTATAGGATTGAGAAAGTTGCGTCCATGTGCTCGTTGATCCTAGAAGATAGCGAATCCCATCTCCATTTGATGATACTGTTGTGTTATTGTTGGTAACAAAAAGAGCAAGGTCATTAGCATTAGTTCCTCTATACATAGACGAATAGAAAAACTGACTATCATTTCCAGTCCATGTTGAAGCTCCAAGAGCTAATCGTTCCCATCCTCCACTTGCTTGATATTCATAGGCAAACTGAGTGTCAAAAGCAATATATCGTTCAAAGTTAACGGTGGTAGTATCAAGAACCCCAAAACCCATAACTGGGGTTGCAGGATAAAAATAGACGGCTGTATTGATAGCTACTCCCGTAAAAGAATATGCTCCAGTAGTGGTATTATATGTCCCAGAACCTACACCGGTAGAGTTAAGCATGACAACTGGAGTACCCAATGCTTGAACAGTAAATAATTGCGTTCCAATAGAAAATAATTGTCCAACTGCAAACACTGTTCCAGGAACCACTCCACCAAGAGCACCTGCTCCACTGGTAGTTCCAACTCTTATGCGCAAACGAGAGTATATTTGAGGGTTAACTGAAAGAGGATTAGTACCAAAAAGGAGATTAGATCCTAATCTTTTTTTCACTCGTCCACGCCATACGTACAGATTTTGCAATTGCTCAAAGGCATCTTCAGGAATAAGCCAGGGCTTAAGATCATTTTGTAAGCCTGTATTATAAGGAGCTATAAGATATCTTTGAGTAGCTGCCATATTTATATCCCTATAGCTAACCAATTAACATTTGTTGTAGCATTTACACTAGGTGAGGTCATTTCACCCACATATATATTAAAATTAGTACCAGCAATAACACCACCTGCTACATAACTATTTGTAGGCGATGACGATTGATTGCTTAGTTGTATTGAATAGAGAGTAGTAAATGGTTTACCAAATGAATTGGCATTAATAGTGACAGCGCCAGTAACGGTAACTGTTTGCCATTTTAAAAGTATCCCTGAAGGCAACATTGTCCAACCTGAAGTACCAGCAGAAAATGCGGTCATAGGAATAACAGCACCATTGCTTGGTCTACGAAATGTGAGCTCTTCAACTGTAGTCTGTGCGTCCTGTAATCCATATAGAGCAACTTCAGTAGCAAGTGTAACGGGAGAAGTAGACTGTTGTGGTAAGCTTACCCATTTATGTTTTCCTTGGTCAGGATCATCAAATTCTACGTGGTTAACATTGATTAAGGTATTAATACCCTGGAAGTTAGCCAATATTTGTGGTTGAGAATTTGCTGGCGTGTCTGTTCCCTGAGGAATATTTGGATTATATGCCATTGTATATCCTATTAGAAGTTACCAAAGAAACTATTGTAATAACCTGATCCTTGAGCTTGATCGGTGTAGATAGTAGCTACACGTTCATTAGATTGCTGTACTAATGTTCTACGCAAAATAAGCGCTTCCTGTTTTTTAAATTCGGGCATAATATTCTGCACTGAATCAAGATCCATTCTGTCTTCAAATACTTTTTTAGCTGCACCATAAGCAATGTATTGCCACCACTCTTGCAACTGGGGTGACTCTCCATTGTTTAATAGTGCAGTCGGTCGTATATAAGCATCGCATATTATTTTATATGATTTATCAGGAACTGGTCGCACCACAAACTGGGTATCATAATACATTACTAAGGTAGGTTGACTTGGCACATAAGGCACCGTTTGTGCAAAAATAGGTTGAGATACACCAGGAGCAACACTCCAATTAAGAGTAAACTGACCTGTAATATAGTTAACTGTCCCATTACTAATGCCATCAGGACTGGTAAGTGTTCCATCACTTGTATTAGCATCGGAGAGGACCAGGCCATTATTTTGGGCGTCTTTAGTGGTAAATGTAACCTGGCCCCGTAGAACAGGAAGCTGTGTTAATATACCATTAAATGTTAAAATAACACCATTTCCTGTTAACTGGGTATTATAAATACTGTTAACAAATGGGAAAATACGATAAAATTCTTCTCTGCTTTGAGTCAATCTAGCTTCAAATCCAGCAACATAGATAGGTCCTTCAAACGACAAATAAAGTTGATCAAACTCATATAATGGGTCAGTAGGAATAGAAGAAGGACCATAGGTATCTATGTTGGGTTGGGTAAAAAAGTAAAAGGTAGTCTTTAAATTAAAGAGCCTTAAATGCTCAGGAAAGTCATATAGAATAAACGTATTAATATAATCATTAAGCGCATCTGTACTGAGTACATCAGCTGTCGGGCTTCTGGTTATCAACCGGACTTTATTTTGTATGGCGGTTAAAGTAGTAGATGGTAATGGCATATATCCCCTTTACAGTATCCGGATGATATTAACAGGGTTCACAAAAATTAAGAAGGATTTAAAATATTTCTTGTAGAGGCCGTCAGCATGCTATTAATTTGCCCTATAGGAACAACACATGGAACCTGATAATAGATACTAGGAGTTACAAAAGGCTCGAAATAGGTAGTATCTATATCAATGTAAAACTGGGTATCGTTGATCACATCAATGGTACCCGTTAGATTATCTATCTGTTCCATACCCCAAGGATAATATCCCTTGGAAAAGGGCATGACTATACGCACTATCTCTCCTGATATATATTGATTAGCAAAACTGGTAGTTACCAAAGCAGTTGTACTATTAGTGATTGCTGTAATAACACGCATAGCTGGCAAAAATATTGGAAAGCGTAGTGCATATATGCTCATAATATTCCTTATAAAGGAGTCGCTGTAACGATCTCTTTTTCTTGAGAAATTCCCATTTCTTCTGGATCTATAAAATCCATACTTTGGAAACTAAATCTACGTCTTTTTGATCCTAATCGCATAGTAGGCTTTCCTGATTCATCCATTAAATATGAATGTTCTGGATACCATCCGTTTTTATTGAGATGTTTAGCTACACCCAGTGGTATTTCATATATTTCACCATCAACTAGTGAATACTTTTGAACTTCATCCCATTTGTAAAGACGCAATACAAAGCTTAATGTACCTCCTTCACATTCATGAAAACGAAAAATTCCTTTCACCTTTTCACGATCTCTTTCACACATATTTTTAAGATTTTTTTGTGTGGTTTGTTTGAGCTCTTCTTGTTGTGCAATAGAGCTTCTTACATCAGTAGCGTGAGCTATATGTGCTTGTTTTTCAATAGAACTTTTCATCTTTATCCTTAAGGTAAAAGGAGGAGTTTAACTCCTCCTTATTAGACTCTATAAAAGATCATTACTAAATGATTTTCCAGCCACCCAGTAAATGACATCTCCGGTTTCACCTGCAGGTGAACCAGCTCCAGCAGCTAGGGTTACTCCCATAATTGCTGTATTATATACTGCATCACTCAAAATATTTACGTTTTGAGCTAATGCTTCTGCTGTGTCTTCCCCAATTGGCACTGTTTGTGCTGGTGAGAAAGGAACTTTAGCAGCTGCAGGATATGATTGGTTATTGCTTGCACCAAATGTTGAGCTCCATGCTGTATAGCTAGAAGTATCTACATCTACAACGATGTTATTAGCAACACCTGAATTGTTAGGTTCGTTACCTGCACGTGTAGCATTTACTGCAACAATCGTAGCTGCAACGCCATCAAGTTGAGCATAATCACCCCAAATGCTTGAACCGCCAGGGAATGACAATCTTACTTGTTGACCAACTTGATATCCGTGTGTTACTGAAAGATAGATCTTAGCTTGAGCTTCACTTGAAACATAGGTAATCAATCGTGCTGATGGATACCAGTTAGTATCAACTGCTATATATCTCCAGAAGCCTGTTGTTGAAGCAACTGAGTTAGCTAAGTTAATATTACCAAGAGTAAAGGTATTCATACTTACTGCTGTGACAGTAAAATCAAGACCACTTACTTGTCCTTGGTTATTCATCGTATCAAGACGAATAATGTTACCTACTGAAAGTCCGTGACTGTTTGAAGTAACAACCGGAGGATTAGCTGCGGTCATACCAGTTAGCGCTGCACGAACTCCTGGGGTCATTAATGAGCTATCTAGATAAAAGAATCCAGAATTAGCTGCTATTTGAGAAGGAACCAAGGCACCTATGGTTGCTTCTTTTGTATATACAAGTCCACGTCCGTTGGTCATCCCGTTTTGGAAATAGAACTGAGCTCCATCTCCACCACCAGCTGCATACAGAACTGTTTCATTATATACTTTAATCCAATCCCACCCACTTCTTAGGTTAAGGTTGACTGCTTCTCCAGTAGAAGTAAATCTACCCTGAAGTATTGCTGTATCTAAAGCCATGGTTTACTCCTTTAAGCTAATGTAGCACGTAGGTTGATAATCCACTGATCGTTAGTGATACGTGGAACTTGAGCCATTTTCCATCCTACTGAAGCATTCAATGCTAAAGGACCATCAAATATTGGTGGTCTATAGATAAATGAAGCTGAGTAACCATCTTGTTCAATAACTGCATAAGCTTCCATACCAACACAGAATATGTTGTATACATTAGCATTATTTGCTGAACCGTTAGGAGTTACTGAACCAATAGATGAAGTAAGGAAACGTAGGTTACCAATAGAACCCCATTCTGAACGCAATGCATTCATAGGTGATGGATATTGGCTCTTTTGAATGAATCCAGCTACGTTATCAAGATCTCCGGTAAGCTGTGTTGAGCATAATGCAAAATATGCATCACGAACTGGAGCTGTACCGAACTTATCTTCACCCTCAATGTTATCAAGGATTGTATATGCGTTATTATCAAGTAATGTACGCACTACAACGTCAACATCATAACGGGTAAGTTCTGTTGGAGAATCACCATTAACACCACCAACACAGTTGATAAAGCTAGCAGTAGCTGCAAGCATATCACGTGTAAGTACGTCTTCTGTTTGACGTAATGAAACACCAAGACGAGCTGCAGCTTCGTTGAGTACCATTCTGTTACTTTTGTGACCTATTTCTAGGCGGGCAAACCTCTTCGGATTCGCCTCTCCGTCTTTCGATCGGAGGTCAGACTATCGCATCCCTAATTAGGGCTTTCTCATTTAGTCGTTCAGCGTGGATCTTTATTCGTTTAGTATAGTATTGTACTAATAGGAAAATTCCTGTTATTATTATACTGTAATAAACGAAGGAATAATTATGGGAAAAAGAGTAAAATATCATACAGGCCAATCTAAAGAAAGCATCGCTTATCTTGCAGGTATCATTGATGGAGAAGGTTGCTTTTATATAGGCCGTGTTAAACAAGGCAAATATGGCAACGGTTATCAATGGCATGCAGTTCTTAAAGTCACAAATTGTGATGAAGAACTTATAATATGGCTTGAAAATACTTTTGGAGGAGCAAAACAATCTCGTTATAGATGGACAAGTAAAAAAGCTTTTACTCGACCCGTTTATAGCTGGACTGCTAGTGGTCCAATGTTGGATTACCTTATTTTCCTCATTTATCCCTATCTTATTATTAAAAAGAAGCACTGCGCTATTATGGGTAAATATCGAAATACTTGTGATAATATTGGAAGTAAACGATTGTCCGATCATACGACCGAACTCCGCACTCAATATATGACTGAACTTCGACAACTCAATTCGCGCTGGCATAATCATCCTTTAAAAAATCCTTCGCCCTTGTCACCTTAGCTTACGCCGTAGGCTTCCAAGTCAATTAGAGAAAGTTTATAGACCCCATACATTTTAGGGTCTTCGTTCTGTAATGTTACCTGTTCATTAAGCTGAATATATTGTCCATAGAATTGAATTTGAGCATCAATATCCACAGCGGTTAATGTAACTGCAGGAGGCGTTACACCAGTGTTTCCTAATGGCACTAAAGCTGTAGGAAGTGGATTATATCTTCTCATACGTAAAATTTTACCACCATTGCGCGGCATATTCTTTTTCATAGCCGGAATTTGGTGGATCATATATGGCACTGGAACAGACAGAAGTTTATGACTAAAACTCTGTTGGACTGGTGCTGGTAAGACTGTAGTGGTCGTAATTGCCATGTACATCCCCTAAACAAATTATCTAAGCCTATAATGAGACGAGCGACTTCTCAATACTTCTGCTCTATGAGTGGACGAATCTCAATTGTCTGTCCTGAGAATGGCGAGTTCTCGATTATCTGCCTAGGGTAGTACACCGCGACTCACAAAATAATTCAATAGTTAAGTATTTTGTTTTCTATAATGATTAACTTCTTTCCACAACTGTTGATAATATTCTTTTGAACCTTCTGCAAAAGCATTAGCATACGATAAAGGACTATTTCCTTTAGCATGCTGAGGATCTAAACTACCAATAGTACGTGGTTTTTGAGCATTTTCTTGTGCTTTATCTTTTTCTTTAGTGTATGAATCTGCAGTATAGATACCCAGATTTTTTATGGCTTCATATGCAGCTGCTGCTTGTGAGTATATGTCAGTTACTTGTCCGATAGCACTAGCCAATACAGGATTTTTATCTTTAAGAAGAGCAATAGTATCATCATTAACTACTTTATCAAAATCAGGATAGTGATTTTTCAATTTATATTCAGTAGAAGTTTGATATAGCTGTTGTTCTATTTGTTTAACACGTTCATCAACATATTTACGTGGAACTAGATCTTCTGGATCATGCTCTATCTGTTGACGTTGCTGTTCATACTGTTTTAATTTAGCCTGAAGCGCAGAATTTTCTTGTTCAATTCTTTCTTTAGCTAAACGCATCATGCGCATCTGATTATTTTCATAAGCAGGTTGTGCTTGAGCGGTTGTTTGAGATGATTCATCTACGTGATTAGTTGAATCAGTTGAATCTGGTTGATTAGTTTGTTCAACTTGTTGTGTTTGCTCGATCATTTCTTCCATGTTATTCCTCATTGTTTAATCGTTTAGCTACGTTATCTAATGTTCCATCGCTAAATGCTAGCACGAATCCTAATAATTCTTTCTCTTCTGGTGCTATATCCATCCATTGATCTTTAAAAATAGTACATGTTTCCATGTCTGGAACTACCCATATGAACTCTATTACATCATCTTTTCTATGGTATTTATATACGGTCTGATCATAGGTAGGAGTTGGGCACGATTTACGTGCAAAGAAGTAATTTCTATATACATTCTCTAGTATTCGTTCTCTTTTGCGTATAACTACAACAAAGAAATCACCGCTTAGAATCTTAAGGTGAGCGTTGATGCATTTCATCACTTCATTTTCATACTCTTTATGCATTTCTCGTTCATAATCTATGGCATAAGCAGCATTATGATCTTTTTGTGATAACTCAATAGATGCCGATCCAACTGTTTTTGTGTGTTCCATGCTTACCTTATTAAAAAAGCCATCACGCTCCGGTATTACCCAAAGTGTGACAGCTCATTTATAAAAAGAATTCTTTATTTTTTTCTCTTACGCTTACTTTCAGAAATGGCAATAGCTATAGCTTGCTTCGGATTGGTTACCATAGGACCAGTTTTTGATCCGCTATGCAATTTACCTTCCTTAAACTCTTCCATAACCACTTTAATCTTTGCTGATTTTTTATCTCGTGGTTTAGGATCCTTATCTTTAGTAACATGTTTTTCAGATTTATTCAACTGTTTGATTAGTTGCTTATCTTCGTTAGATTCTTTCTTAAAATCTTTTATATCACCTTTTAGATGATGTATAACCTTCTTTTTACAAGAAGAGCACATGTTATTTTTTTTCATCTCTTTTTTCTTTTCTTTTTTTAAGTTGAGGATATTTAGCATAGACAGCAGCTTTAATTCCTGCCGGATCTGGAGCAAAGTGAGCTCGAGCTAAAGCATTGCGCGCACGAGCAAGAGTATTAATAGGAAAGCTTCCTTGCGGAGCATCTCCTTTAGGTCCTGCAAATTCTTTTTTAGAAACGGTTTTATATTTGCCGACGTTACTACCACCTTTGCGTTTACGCATCTTTTGTTCGGTACCACGTGAAACTTTTACATTCTTAGCTATCTTTACTTCTTTTTTCTTCATCTTGCCCATTGTCCTTCATCATAGGTTAATTGTTTTTTTACCTTTTTTTGTTTTGGAGTAGAAGCATCGATCATGTTCTCTGGAGTTCCAAGAATCTTATAGGCTATCTTGGTAGCCTTTTCATTATAACGTGGCATAGCTGGCATAAATAATCCTTTTATTAGAGGTTTTTATGCACCTAGATATACCATTACTCATATAAAAAAAACAGCGTCACTTTTTACGGTGACGCTGACAACAAGAATTTGATTCCCTGTTATATTTACAGGAATATCATTACAAAATGCAGTGTAAATTAACTACTCAAAAGAGTAAAGTTTTATTTATGGGGTTGGAAGCATCATCCCAATTGCTGCCATGGTGGTAGTTGCTGTTGAAATACCTGTAACCATCATATCATCAGGAACTGATTGAACTACGACTTGTGTCGTTCGTGTAATTCCTTCTGCAACAACATCTCCTGCAGGACCTGCAATGCAGGACCCTACAACCTTTGCCCCGATCACTGCTGCTTCACCGGTATAACGGACAACCATTAATACACCACCACCAACAGCCGTAACCGATCCTAAAACTAGTGCCGTAACAGGACCTGCTGATATCTGTAAAGAAAATAGTGATGTTAATAAAGTTAATATTAATATTTGTTTATTCATTTTTAATTATCTCTTTTATACTTATTTACGAAAGGATTTTTCAAGCCACATTCCCACAATATTCCAAATATAATGCCTGCTATGAGCATATGCAGGAATTCATTATTCATCATCATAGATATAGAACTCCAATACACACATCCATATATATAACAATAAAGCAACTATAAGATGTTCATACCATTGAAGCATTTTATAACCTTGGTAATACTTTCTTGATTATATATTCCCATATAAGCATGAACAATGCTCCAATAGAAGCATTATGTATTATTTCATGAATGTTTATCATTAAATAATGGCCGTTGAAGTTCCACCAATTAGAGCTCCTATAATAGCCCCAGCATGGCTGAGAGGCTCAGAGATAGGAAGGACTGTTTTTTCTAATGCAGCTAGAGTAGGAATAAATAATGCTGGAGCTGGAATAGAAACAACGGTAGCAATAGCTACTACAGTTCCTTGAATTACCATATGAACGGCAAATCTTCCAACCCAAAATCCTATCTTTGCACCAACGGGACCACTACCTTTAATTCTTCCTTGCAAAGATAGAGTGTGTGAGCCATCAGAACACTTAGATACATTAAGATAATGAGATCCGCTATCTAATAATGATTTTAACTGTTCATCATTAAGAGAACGAATATCCTTACTCACTTGATGATTAGGGATAAATAAATCACCTTTCTCACCTGAAATGTTTATACAATCGGTATATCTCTTAATAGACATTTCAACTGGTTTAACCTTTTCTTGTGATGAACTATCCACACTATCGTAATTGATCCTATTGATAGCAGCCATCGTGCTATATATATTTGATGAATTACTGTTGTATGAATAAGTTGGTGATGAAAAACATGAATGAGAGTTTTTATATAAAGCTATTTGATTTTCAGCTGCATATAAAGAACATAAAGATAGTAAACAGGATAATAAACCTATTTTTTGCATGATAACAATTCCTTCTATAAATGTTAATAGTGTTAGCTACGTGTCATGCATGACATATTATGTTTAAAACATTCTTTATGGATTGTCAATAAGATTTTTTTTAAAAAATAATAGGATGCATGTATGATTAACAGTTTGTAAAATAAAACTCCCAAAGCAAAAAGGAGTACTTCAAAGCTTTGGGAGTTCGAGTAGTGATCGTAGTCTATCACAAAGTAAAATTAGTATTTGCTTTTACTTATATGCTTTCTCATTTGACCCAAGTCACCATCGATTTGTCTATCAATACCTGTTTGAGTATCATCTAGGTATGGATCAAGATTAAATCTTGTTCTTGGGAATTGTTTAATCATTACTTCTTGAGGAAGATTAGCCATTGCGCTTTTATCTTCATGAATCATGTAATAATCTTCTTGCTCAAGGCGACGACGGCTATCATAATCAGCATACTCTTCTCGGCTTTTTACTGCCTTAAGCATATGTCTGAATTCTCCTTGAGATTCATGCATTCTATCACGCATAGATTGGTGATATCTTCTTTTTTTAGCCATTTCTGACTCCTGTTTAGAAACGCCCTGGTATTAACCAAGGCAGGTTATTAAAATACCTCTAACTAACATATTGCGTCATGGCTTGATTAGTTTGAGCTTGCTCCAATTGTTCCTGTTTTTTTACTAAAGCTGAAAGACTTAATATCTTTTCAACTTGTTGTAAATCAATGGACTCAATCTCTTTTAACGCTTTAACCAAATGCAATAAACCTAATTCTCTATCTTTTACAGCTTGAGCTTTTTTCTCCTGCGCAGCCTCTTGGTTCTCTTGTATACGACTCAATCTCTCAAGACCTAATCCCTCTTCTGCAGTAGCTTCAGCATTAGCAATTTTTACTTGAGCATTCAGAAGTTGATTATTAAGTTCTTGTTGTTGAGCTGATGCTTGTTGTTGAGCTTGCGCTTGTGCTTTGAGTGCATCAATAAGCTGTTTTTTGTTTTGTATAGTAGCTGATTCAACAAGAATATCATCAGGAACTGGAACACCTAATTCACGCAGCTGTATAAGCTGTGCAAACTGCATCTGCTTTTGTGTGGTCGTATTAAGACCTTCCTCAACTGCCGCATCATAACGTCCAAAGGTTTTGTTATAAAACTGTTCTGAGGGTTCCTCATTGAGTATTCTTTTTATTTTTCCTGGAACGAAATTGTTTTGAATCATGTTTATAATTATTTTACCGAGGTTCTTTTGAGCAAAATCTAATTGATCAAACAGTATTTGTAACGTTGTTAAACCAGCACCCTGGCGCAACATCGCCAGGATACCGGCTTTATCATCAACTGCCGAGCCTAGAAGCTCTTCATTTACACCGGAGATCTCTTGAATTTCTTGACCCAGCAGTTCAGAAAGTTGGATCATTGAAGGAGGAACTTGAGCTGGCTGAATCTTTTCAACATCAGACATAGAAGCTTCTTCTTTAAGAGCTAATCCTCTACCCTGTCCTTCAAGATATACATGCTCAGGATTTACCAAAGCGTTTTCTTTAAATTTCCAACCTGAATTAATCTGACTTTCCAATATGTCAAGTTCTATCAGTCGACGACGATTATAAAGATACTGAGCATCACGTAATCCACGAACAACGCCCTGCAGGCGAAAGGGGAAATACGGCATCTGTGGATTGTAATAACCTAGAACTGGAACAAATGGGTAACAATCTATTCCTGATGGTTGCGGTCCATCATACATGACTTTACCCTGGACAACGATAGCTAGCTTCACAGTAGGAATATCCTGTTTGAGCATAGTAAGTTGAGGATATAGTTTCAAAAATTGTTTAAGTCTATTGTCATCTGATGATTTCCATTCAACAGTTTCACCGGTTTGTGTATCCACAAGCACACGAGCTTCACGAAAATCTCGGTAATAATACTCATCATAGGTAAGCAAATTATAAACGCTGAAGTTATATGACTCGGGCATGAATTGGAATTTACCATCACGTGAATCAAGACCAGCAAGCTGCATAATATCTTCTTCTTTATTAGGAAGTAATGATACTGCTTCTCGCTTTGTTACAAAGGTTCTTTTCCACACACCATTACAATCTGAAAGATCTGGCTTTCTAAAAAACGGATCTATTAAAAATCCATTATAACTGGTGTTATCTACGCGAATATTACCTGAAATGGGATCAGTTCTATAATCCATCCATACATGCAAAAGGTTCATTCCTGTTACTAATGCACCATCAAATGCTGAAGATACGGTATCAAGAACGCCTTCTTGTTGGTTAAGCCAATACATTACTCTAGTGAATTGATCAGCTGTGTGATCATCTGCATTTTCTATAGGAACGACTATGGTAGATTTACGATTACGTCTTTGATAACCGCCAATCATGTTTTTAATGCGTCTTATGCGGTTAAAGTTAAACTGTTTTCTTAAGTTTGCAGGAAGATTACCATACAGATCTTGCCAAAGAGTCTGATCTCCAGCTTCAAATCGAGTATCTGTATCTGCTTCCGCCCAGAAGGACTGGTTTATGGATATAGCTTGTGAGTAAAAAGCTTCCATCTTTGCCAATATTGGCCTATCTTTTTCGTCATAATATTGAGGACCTAAAACGGGAAATATTGGCATAAGTAATCCTTATTGACTTACAATTTTCAGTGAGTGATACTAACCAGTATCACAATTCAAATCAAGGTATTTTAGATGAATCATACAAATGAAAAAGACATAATTGATGCATTAAAACGAGAAATAGAAAGTCTAAAGCATAAAGTGTGCGAACTGAAAAATAACATTCCTGAAGGAATAACCACTGAATGTCGATATCATATATCAAATCTGAAATCTAAAATAAGAAGACTCCAATTTGAATTTGATATGTTCAACACATTATTACAAACATCAAATACCTTATCTATTAATCCAGATGCTAGATATTTAGCTAATTCAGATGTTCTATTTGGATTATTAATGCACTATAGACATTTTCATAGCGATAGATGTTCTCATGATGTAGCTGTACGTATACTCGATGAAAAAAACTTTACTTATATTAATAACTTTGAACAGGTATATAAACAGATATATGATCCTAAACAAATACAATCATATCTCCATAAAACAATAGTAGAAACTCCTGTAAGTGAGATTATATAAATGGAAGAATGTTCTATAACATTGCTATGCAATAATTGTGATCAAACTATTGAGTTAGAAGAAGTAAACGAAGAAGATCTTTTAGATATCATAGAAAATATAGTATGCTCTATATGTGAAGATCGGAAAAATATTAATTAATATTATTATAGGAATTCTGATGAATAAAATAGTCTTAACAATCTTATGTATGATTAGCTCATCTATATGTGCAGATGCTCTTTTAAATGCTATCGATAAAAAAGACCAAAAGATGGTTATGCGTATTATTGAACAAAAAGAATATAATCCAGCGCTCTATTTTGAGTATTTAACTGCAGCACAAGATTCTTTAACAAGTGCCCGTGATGAATTCATTGTACAAAATATTAAACCTAAATCTACCCCATTTTTTACTACAGCTGCCATCCTATTTGCTTTGTGGCAAAGCTATGAAGCATCTTCTATAATTATAAATTATAACACTAAGATATACTTAAATCCTCTTCAATTAAATATACTCAATAAGGCATGGAATCAAATATATATTGCAGGTATTGGAAGCGCTATACTATTTGGCATGGGAATAAACTCTGTAGATAAAGAAAAAGAAGCTCAGTTAAAAAATGCTGAAACGATATACAAGATAATGATTAGATGTAGAGATCTATTTCACATGTTATATCTAAAGAATATTTCTGCTCCTACGCACAATGTTATTCCTACTCCAATCCAAAATTAAATAAGGAATAAAATTATATGTCACTAATCAACAGGACCTCTTTATTAGAAATTAGCAAAAAAGACTCTATCCATGCAAAGAAGGAGAAGGGGAATGTCTTTGGTTATGCAAACTGTTCATGTGACATGGAATCTATCTATCATATTATGGAATATGACAATGAATGCATATTTTATGTTCATTTTGTAAATGAACATGATGAACCTATAAATTTAGTATTTTCTGGAGTAGATAAATTTCATTTGACAAAAGTTGTTGGTCCCGGACAAACAGTAATAGCTCATTCAGATCCTTGTGAATGTATAATGCCCGAAAATGAAGATATTCTTCTTAATACTACATATGTAATATTAAATAATACTTCCTATTTAATACACAGAATAAAAGAATCTTGAACATCGAGCAAGGATAGATACCTATGAGTAGAAGGTCTTTAACTATAAAGATTGATTCCGAATTATTAGATAAGATAAAAGACATTGTCTATAACGAATATGGCTACACTATAAATGTATTCGTAGAAGACATATTAAGAGAATATCTTAAAGATAAATATGATAATATTCCTAAAAGACCTACCGAGAATCTAAGACCTGGAAGAAAATATCCTGATACGTGGTAGAATAACTTAAGGCGAAGATATAATAAGTTTTGTAAGTAAAATGTAAAACATATGACAATCTGAATCAGTTCAAATGATATATAAAAAATTAAAACCTTCCATCCAATAATTAGAAAAGATGTTTAAATTAATAAATACGGATAAAATAGATCATGGATCAAATTTCCAAGCAAGAAATATTTAATGATATGATAAATCATACAAAGAAGGTTAACGTATCGTGTAGATGTTGTGGATTTGAACATACATTGCATGAAGTTCAATTACCTTTTCATGTTTTTTGTGATACATGTCATTTTGATTATATAAAAAGAATAAATCAAGAAGCAGAGGCATCAATTAAGCAAAGTGAATATAATTCTAAGAAAAATCTTGATAAAATTTTTTCATTACAAAAACAAGGTAGATGCTTTAAGTGCGCATATTCAATTGTAACAGAAAAAATAGATCCACAATGCTCTTGTGATAATCTGACCTGCTGAGAACGATACTATTTTGATAAGCAATTGCACGACATACAGAAAATGCTTACAAGGGATCACGGAAAAACTTCGGCAACTGACCCTGACCACCATATATAGCTCGAGCTCTAATATTATCCAAATCTTGTGGACTCATTGAATCCCTTGTTTTAGGTATACTTAAAGCGAGATATCTCATGGAATCTGCATAATGCGAAGCCCAATTATGGAGTGGTCGGCTATTATATATCTTCTTTTTGGTATCATATTCTTGTCGATAGTTTTCAAGTGCTTTAATAAGTGGCGCACACTTCTGCTCATCAATCCATACCTTTGAAAACAATGATCTCACTGCTTCTATACCATCCATAATAGACATATCGGGTAATGCAGAGATTGCTCTATTTTGTTTGTCTCGTCGCACTTCAAACTTTATACCTAAATGCTTAGCTTTCTCAATACGAGATATTCCTGTTCCCCACTCAGATACACCAATATCATGCGGAGCGAAATGTTTTCCATAGCTGTAAGGCTTCTCATCAAGAATAGATTTGTAATGCTCTAGACCCTCTTTATTGTTATCATAGCAATCTATTATGCGAATAGTTTGTCCTGCTATTTGATAAAATATTATGGTGGTAGAATCTCTAAAGCCAATATCCCATACCGTGTTAACTAATAGTGATGACTCCCAAGGAACTTGCCCAATCTGTTTATTAAGTTTCATCTTGTCGAGGTATTTAGCGTAATAAGATCCTTCAACACCCATGGTGAAACTGGTGTAATATTCTTGTTGTATGAGATCTTCTGACATGATTCCTTCTTGTCGTTCCTTTTCGATCTCTTCAATAGGAATATGCTTAGTATCATCTAGGGTAAGCTTGTAACAGAACCATTGAGGTGATTGTTCAGCAATGTTATAGAGTTCCCACAAGTGATTCTTACCTCGTGGGGTCGATATAAACAATGCCCATCCCTGGTTTGCAGCCAATATAGGACGAATAAATTGATATGCACGTGGATCTTGCAGAGCATATTCTGAAAATACTACTCCTTGTGGGTTTGTACCCATAAGAGAATCAACATTGTCAGATCCCACGATCTGAAAAATGGAGCCATTAACAAACTTTATTTTCATTTCTTGGCTATTTTGGGATTTAATCAGTTCTCCAGGAATATAGTCCATAATCCTGCGCCCCTCATTATCAATAGAATCCCATAAGATTTTCTTACCCTGAGCGTAGGTAGGAAATATATAATAGATTACGCACACATGTTGTAGGATATATCTAATACATATATTAAAAGCGGTGATATCTTTGCCCGCTCGTCGAGGAAGTATAGCCAGAACTCGTTTGTATTTTTTGTGTTCAAGGGCTTCAATAATAGGAACTTGATAGCTTCGTGGAGTAAAGGGAAGATCGACGTATAGTTCTTTCATATTGTCAATTGCTCAACAACTTTTTTCTTGGCTTTTTTCATACTGTTTTTTTCTTTATGACAACGTTTTTGCCACATTCCTACTTCTCGTACTGAAACGATAATATTTTCCAATCTCATACGCAAAGAGAAATAGGTATAAGCATGTAATACATAACTACAACAAATAAGAAACATAATAAATGTCATTCAGTTTCCTTATCAGGCACTTTTCCTGATTCTATAAATGTAGGTAATTTAACGGTAATAATCTGTGATGATTGTCCTGATTCTGAAACATCTTTTTTAAGATCATTTTGCCATTTCAGAAATGATCTATAACGAGTATTAAACATGCCTAGTCCTTTAGCTGAAGTAACCGCATCACATTCTCGATACATAGCTTTTTCAAAGATGCGCCATCCAACAAGATTATCGAATTCTGTAACCAGATCATTAAACTCGGTATACTTTTTTTTATAATACGTAACCATTGAAGCGCTTAAATCGTGTTTACGTCTCCATTTTAAAGAAGAAATCATTTTGTTATCTTCTTCAAACATAAGAAGGAGATCTTTAGCAATATTTATTATTTTATCTTTTGAAATTGACCAATATCTCTTATCTCCCAGAGACATTTCTGCATCAAGTTCCTTGCGTTTCATTTTGGTTGTAAGTTTCTTGGGAGCCGTGCTAAAGTCATTTGATTTCATATTTGTCATCTTTATTTAAGGGAGTTAAAGTAAACTCTGTACGAGGATTTTCATGATATAGTTTACGTGAAGTTATATAACAAATTTGAGCATCATCTTTATAGATAATGTCATGAGCAACAGCTTCTACAAAGTTAATAAGATTTGATAAATCTGGTCGATAATAGTGATAAGTGTTATTACGCTCATGCTTTTTACGATCGCTGAGCCTAGGCATTTTTAAATAAAAAGTTACATCAAGGTGTAATGGTCCAGAATATGCTGGTTTATGTCCATGTTGATTAAGTAGGTGAATACTATTTACAATCTTAGCATCGTGTTGAGCATCATACATTCTGCGTGCTCCATGTCCCATTCTTGATCTTGTCATAGCCATGGGATTTCCTTCTATAAAATAGCGCATAATACACCCCTATCTTTTAAAAGTAACTAAAAGCTCTGTAAGATAATTTTTATGAGAATCATAATCCTTGACGGATGTATCTGAATCTTCATGGGCCTTTATATACAAAGAAAGTAGCTTAGGATATTTGTGTTTATTGAGTGCTAATAGCTTATTCCTGTAAGGGTTAGGAAGATAGCCATGAGCAAATGCGCTAGCTATACCCGCTGGTGATATTTTTGAAGCTTCTATCTTCCAGAATTCTTCTTCAACATCTACCTCTTGTTCTTCTGGTACCATGGGTATAAAGGTAACAGGTGTTGATGCATGATTAATGTTATGTTTTTTGCACAGAGCATAGAACTTTTCAAAGTAAGGTTTTAGTTCTATCTTTTGGGTTTCACATTGGTGTACACAGGCCTTAAAGAACTGTTCAAACGTGGGCATTTTTGGTTGTGCTTTAAAGTAATTGTATACTGCAAAGGAAATGTTTTCGGGAATTATGGAAAGTTTTATTTTTCCAAAAGTTGTCATGTAGAGTTTTACGTAGTTATCCAGAACAGGATAATATTTTTGCTCTTCATTCATAGTTATCCTCTTTATCTCTTGAGGGTTCAAGAAATAGTTACACTGCTTTTTGTCTTAACAGAAGAGTAGCAAGAGTTTAACAAATTTCAAAATTAGATGTGCTTAGGGCGCAAATTTGCCAGCAAATCTGAAACTATAGACGAAACAGTTTTGGTATTGTTATAAGAAATTGGCTGACTATCATCCCGTTTTTGGGTAGATTTAGGTTTCGAGAGAGAAATGTCATGACAATCACTCTCTTTTTTGAATGGTTTCCAGTTTTTATTTACCGTTTTGTTATACCTATCTGATAAATTATTTATTATATTTAATCCTAGTTTAGTATAGGTAACATGTATCCCGAATACCGACGTTCCAATCAATGAAACCCATCTAGGAGCATACTCCTCAATAGGGGTCTGAGTAAGGAGTAAGATGCTTAAGGCACACCTCCGGAGGAAGGGGAAAAACTGGTATACATTATTTTGGAAATGTGGATCTAAAATTACCCCACTTAACATATATAATCTGCTTTTTTTGTATCCACGATAGAATTTCATAATGATACCCATCTCTTCTAATAACCTGGTTACTCTTGAAATACTTTTAGGATGTAATCCAAATTTCTTTGCTAAATAACCGGTAGTGGGAAAACATTGCTGACTGTTATAAGTGCGATATAAAATCTCTTCAAGAACCTTGTAAGTCGCGTTATTGGTATAATAACCTTTAGCTATTACTGCATACACTTGGTCACGAGTGTAAACTTTTTGCAGATTTTTGTTGACTTTATTTTTTTTTAGTTTATTCTTATTAGTAATTAACATTTGAAATTTCCTTTCGTATTAAAGATTGTTTTCTGATTAACATTTGAAGCTTTCTTTTTTAGAAATAAGGGCATGTGAATTATCCTTGTGAGATTTTAATTTGTTAACTGTTCACTAAAACAATGGTAGTACAAGGCCTAGGGGGTCTGGGACAATCATTTTGTTTTAAAAAAATTTCTTGATTTATTCGATTGGATCGGTTATTATATAAGTATATTATTTATATAAACACTACCAATCGGATGAATCATGAATTTAATTTTAATACCATTGTGTATTTCATTTATCTTATCTTGTATAACGTACCAACTCTACATCAAAGTAAAAAAACTTGTCAGAAGAATTTCCCGCGTTTGTCATACAATAGCTGTATTAGAAGATACCATTTATGGTATACAATCTACTTCTATACTATCCTTAGAGGAAAACATACAGAATTTATACAACCATATACAAGATATAAAAAAAAATAGAGGTAGTCTATGATCTACAGTAATGAAATTTCTGAGTTGTTTACAGCATTTCTCAAAGCTAAGAGAGAATTTAAACCTCTTTTAAAAACTGGTTACAACCCATTTTTTAAATCTTCCTACTCTCGATGGGAAGATTATCTAGAGGCTTGTGGAGATGCTTTTGACAATCATGGACTCCTTGTTACAGGGGGTTCAGACATCATAGATGGCCAGTTTATAATAGAAGTTCAAATAACTCATGCACCAAGTAATCAGTGGATGCGCTCTATTGCGCCTATTTCACCACATGAACCTGGCCCCCAACCCATAGGGGGCTGGATAAGCTACTTAAAGAGATATATGTTAAGCACCATGCTAGGCATTGGTGGCTCTGAAGAAGATGATGGAAATGCAAACCAAGATTATTATAAATCTACATCAAGTAACTCAACTAAAGTAACCCCAGAGCAAGTAAAAGAGCTACAGGATCTTATTAAGAATCACCCTCAGGGTTCAAAAATCTATAAAGATATATTAAGTTTTAATAAAGTAGATCAATTAGAAAATTTAACCTATACTGCTTTCAATGGAGCTAAATCTTACATAAGTAAATTAAAAATGTCTTAAGCACATTATTTATCCACCTGGTAGTGTTTAATAATGTGATGCTAGGCCCGGCGTAAAACCCGGGTCTGTTTATATATAGAGGACTTATGACTTTTTTTTCTTAGTAGGTTTTTTATCTCTAATATATTGTTTATGTTCTTCGTTTAATTCTTTATATACAGCATAGAGCTCATAAATTTCAACTGCTGTACATCTTTTTAATGTGTCCCATACTTCTGGCCTAACCCTTTCTCTAGGAATATCCTGAAGCAATATTACGCATGATACTATTAATACCAACGGATGCATCTTAGTCTTTCTGGCAATAGATTGTGTTTAATGAACTCCAATTCAGGTTAACCTCTAGATTATTATCATGAGAGTTAACCGATTCATCATTTTCTGCTGACTCATCGACAATATGTCGTTCTATCATTACGGCAGGACCAGTCATTTTGTCTTTAATGACAACCCACATAAATGGATTAACTAAAATACAGACTCCCAGTAGTTGTAATACTGTTTCTGCTGCAAAGTTCACCATGCTTTACTCCTTCTTAAATAAAGTGGCTGATAAGAGATTTAGTCTAGGTTAATAGGTATCAGATGTTAATTCAAATAAAAAGACCTGAACACCAACTGATGAACAAGTCTCTTTATTTTATTAAAGGAATCGGAATGAATAGTACTAGTATACTTTGGTTATCCTAAATATTCTATTACAATAACTTGGCCGTCAGCACCATTGCCTCCAGCACCGGAGTCATTGCCATTAATCGTACCACCGCCTCCTCCACCGGCTCCGCCTGGGAATCCACCGTTGCCACCAGCGCCTGGAGTAGTTGCATGACCACCACCACCTCCTCCACCGTAGCCTCCCATCAAGAATGGTCCCGAAACTGTAGTTGAATCTGATCCAGCTGTTCCAGCTACACCAGGAGCTCCTCCAGCTGCAGCAGTTCCATACAGATAAGTAGAATTATAGATACTGGCTAAGATACCACCATTACCACCAGTTCGTGGAGTTCCACCGCTAATACCACCTCCTCCTCCAGCACACGTAGGAGATCCAATAATACGAGCGAGTCCTGCGCTCCCTCCGGTAGAAGTAGCATTACCCGCTCCACCACCAACTACACTATTAGGAGTACCAGGAGGTATTACACTAGTAGTTACACCACTGAAATTATTAAGAACTTTTCCTGCTTGTCCTCCTAGAGCAGAAGATGTTCCATTCGTTCCACCATTTCCTCCCCATACTGGCGGCAGAGCAACAAGATCGCTTCCACCTACTACTACGCTGGTTGTTCCAAAGGTAGAAACGCTTGGTTCTGCTCCGAAATTCCCGGCACTATTATCTAATGTTTGAGCAGCTCCTCCTAATCCACCTGCACCAATAACAACAGCTTCTGTAGCACCAACAAATGCAGCGGGAATAGAATAGGTAGTATATCCAATACAACCACCACCACCTCCACCAGATGAAGCTGAAGCACCACGTCCTCCAGATCCACCACCGCCTCCAGCACTATAGATATAGTAGGTAATCATCTTAGCACCAGCATCTTTGGTAAAGGTACCAGAGCTGTTAAATGTTGTTATTTTAACCGCACCAGATCCAGAACCGCTTGCGCTAATAGTTATCTGACCAGGAGTTCCTGTATCATCAATAGATATACCAGTTCCAGCTACCAAATTAGAAAGTGAAGGAGCGCTTCCGGTTACTCCAACCATAAGTTGACCAGTAGTCATAACACCAACGTCAGCTAATGAACCAGCAGCCGTACCCATTTGAGGAGCATATTGTGTTGTACCAGTAACTGAAGCTTCAATAGTATTACCAGATCCAGAAACAGTTATGTTATTAATACCATTGATATTAAGAACTCCACCAGCAGGTGATGCGCTTCCCGAATCGGTATCAATTACTAAAGATGAAGGGCTTAGTACTGCCTCAAGGTTTAATGAATTGGGACCAGGAGTAAATACTATAGTTCCTCCTCCTGAAGTAAGTGTAGCAAATGCTGGATCAGCGCCAGTAGCACCAAGAAGAACATAGCCATCATCTCCTACCCCAATAGATGTTAAACTTCCTGCAGCATTGCCAATTTGTACTGCATGATCAGTTGTTCCTGATACTGAAGCTGTAATCGTATTGCCCGTACCAGAAGTGGTTATGTTATCTCCTCCAAAAACCTCTAAAACTCCACCAGCAGGGGATGCTGATCCACTATCGGCATCAATAGTAAGAGGTCCAAAAGCCATGGCTTCTAGATTTAAAGAGTTAGGCCCTGGAGTAAAGACTATACTTCCTCCACTGGAAGTAAGCGTAGCAAATTCAGGGTCGGCACCAGTTGCGCCAATGATAACCTGACCATCTGTTCCTACGGGAATAGAGGTAAGATTACCCCCAGCGTTTCCTATTTGAACTGCATGATCAGTAGTACCATCAACGTTAATAGTGACCGTATTGCCAGCACCTGAAGTGGTAATATTATCTCCTCCGACGATATTTAAAACATCGCCAGATGGAGTAGCTACTCCTGAATCAGTATCGAACGTAGTAGCCAATGATCCGGTTCCAATAAGAACCCAGGTTGCAATAAAATTTGCTTTAGAAACTAATACCCATATCTCATTAGTTCCTTGGGTTATCCAGGTGGTACCTATATTAAAATTATCATAATCGGTAGTAGTTGGATTGCGATTAAGACCAGTAACGTACTGGGCAGGAGTTGATGGCTCAACCCCAAGGTACGCTAAAGGGTCTATACCTGTTCTTCTTGTTACCATAGTTACTCCTTAGGAATTTCTGAGCTACCCAGTGTTAAATCAGGAGAAAATGGCATATTAAGAACTCTGGTTGCATGATCATATATATCATTAATCCTTTGCTCTACTGTATCTTTCTCTTGCTGGGTAAGTTCAGCTTCACCGACTTTGTTTATTACCGTATCGCGTACTCTTCTTTTTCTGTTAGGAGTATAAAAGGTATTAGTATCTTGATGCCAATAATCTCCTGGTTGTCCATCACAATCATGTATAAGATAATGATCTGCAGGTGGAACAAAAGGATGTCCTTCCCAGATAATAACACTCCGAACTAATCCTGTTTTTATATCAACCAATGCGTGTCTATTTTTCATAGGTATCCTTAATTTGCTATTGAATATAATGAAATGGTACCACTCGTAATAGTTCCTGAATTAAGTTGGAATCTTAATGCATTAATACCGGTGGTAGTACATGTTCCATAGGTAATATAATTAACATTACCTACAAAATATCTTCCAACCCAGGATGCATTTGAAGAAGTAGCTAAATTACTAATGAATAAATAGCCGCTAGCACGTCCACCAGCAAAATCCATAAGCCGACCATAGGTAGTACTATTAAAATTAGTCCATCCAGCACCATTCCATGAATTTTGTTCATTGCCTGATTGGTAAGTACTTGATAAATAGCTACTTCCCCCATCAGTTGAAAGAAGCATCTCAAATATACTTCCTCCACCTCCGGCTTGAATATCTCTGAAAATAACTTGGTATGTTCCAAAGGTACTACTAATACCCGTAGTAAAACTTAAATTAGCTGATGCCGATGCGGTTTGAGTTTGTACTAATGTTAATGCTCCAGATGCAGGTCCGGCATCAGAACCCAATGCTCCAGTACTAGTATTAATAGTCATGTAATTCTTATTAGATACAGATACTCCTGCTATTCCTGAAGCAAACATACCACCTGAACCAGTTCTTACGATTAATGAGCTGGTTGTGTTAGTAGATCCAACATTAACGGTTTTAGCGGATGCACCAGTACCAACATTAACTGTAGTTGCAGATGCATCACTGCTAATATTTACTGTATTAGTACCAGAATTAAGAGTAATAGCACTTTTAGCGGCAGTTATTTGATTATTCCAACTATTATTTGTAGCCATAGTAGCTCCTAATTTGCTATACCATATAGTGAAATAGTTCCGGAAGCTATATTGCCAGAAGAGAATTGGAATCTAATAGCATTGATAGTGTTTCCTGTATTATTTCCATACAAAAGAAACTGAGAACTTCCAGAAAATAGTTCTCCTGTATATGATGGAGAAAGAGCCACAGCAATATTGCTTATATACATGTATCCACTGAGTGCTAGTGATGCATCAGCCAGAGCCAATTGACATAAGCTAGTGCTATTGGTGTTACTCCATGTATTACTATTCCATGCGGTAGTAACATAGCCAGTTACATATCCACTTCCTAAATAACTAGATCCACCATTGGTAGAAAAAAGCATCTGAAAATTAGGAGTACCGGTTGACTGAACAAGGTTTCTAAATAGAAACATATATGTTCCATACGTAGAAGTAAGATTACTGGTAAAGCTAAGATTAGCAGAACTTGATGCTGTCTGAGTTTGCAATAAAACTAATGATCCTGAAGTAGGACCAGCGTCCGATCCTAATAATCCCGTACCGGTATTAATAGTCACATAGTTTTTATTTGATACTGCAACTCCTGCCACACCCGTAGCAGTAATACCTCCACTGCCACTGTTAAGAGTAAGTGGACTGGTTGAAGTAGTACTACCTACCGTAACCGATTTTGTTGCTGCCCCGGTACCAATATTAACAGTAGTTGCTGAAGAATCAGAACTAATATTAATAGCATTGGTACCGGAATTGAGTGTTATACCACTTTTAGCTGCTGCTATTTGGTTATTCCAACTATTATTTGTAGCCATATTACACCACCGTTAGGTTACCAACTGATGACAATACGACAAAGTCTGTATCTGCGGTCGTACATACTATGCGAATCGTATCATATTGTAAGGTTGAAGATATTGACCCACCTGCACCTGTGGTTGAATTTTGTGCACCAAAGTGAATAGTTTGCCCTGAATTTTGTGCAATAGACCATCCACCAGATCCTTTACCTGCCACTTCTATAACAGATCCTAATGCTGCACTTGCTGGTAATGTTAAGGTAACCAACCCAGCATTATTAGCTATATAACCATTATTAACGGCCATACCTGAAGAGGTACCTGTAACCTCATTCCAAGTAAATCCACCACTAATAGCTTGAGAACCAAGTTCACCATCAGAGCCAATAGTCATCATTTGTGGAGACATCGCTGGAGTTACACCATATATACCAGCCATAAAAGAACTGGTATGCGTAGCGTCAGTTCCTATACGAATAACACCATTATCTCCCGATACACCAATATTGGCTATGCAAATATTATCTGAATCAGAACCTGTTAAATCTGATCCTGCCAGATTACCTATACCAATATTATCACTTCCGGTAACAATGTTAGATAATCCTAAGTCACCTATAGAAGTATTGTTACTACCGGCAGTGAGCGATAGCATATTCTCAGATCCAACACTACAATTACTGTCTCCAGTTTGTAATGCACCCAAGGAGTCACCAACAGATAGATTGTAATTTCCATTTTGTAATTGACTTAATCCTGATGTTCCTATAGCAACATTTAAACTAGCACTATCAAGAACACCACTAAGACAGTCTCTACCTATACCAACGTTATCTGTGACTCCAGTAGCTGTAGGAGAGGTTATTTGACTAAAGACATTGAGCCCAATACCAATGTTATTGCTACAATTACCCGGATTAGGAAACGTCCAAGGCGTATAACCAATTACTATGTTTTGATTATCCGGAAAGGCAATTTGAGATTCTGCTAATCCAGTATCAAATAATATACGTCCTGCTGATCCATTATTAGCTGTTCCAGGGAGTTGAATATTACCACCAGTGGTAGTATAAGTCCCTGTAATGGTTACATTATCATCTAGATTATATGTAACGGTAGATCCGGTAGCTGATGTATTAATATTACTACCACCAGCCATGGTTATAACACCTAAAGCAGGAGTAGCAGAACCTGAATCTGAATCAAAGGTTAATCCAGTTCCTCCACTATCGGCAATAGTAAGGGTAGATGTTCCTGGATTTCCAGTAACGGTTATAGTTCCTGATCCTACGACATTTATATTACCACCGGTAGGGCTGACTGCTCCACCGCTGTTACCAGTAAGGGTAGAGAGAGTTCCTGATCCTCCACCACCTCCAGCTATTGATCCCGCTTGGCTCATAGTTTCTCCTTACTGACCATTAGAAGCGTAATAGGTGCTTAAATATATTGACCCAGAACTTGGTCCTACAGACACCTGTCTTGCGTATACCACAGTTCCTTGAGGAAGAGCTAATACCTCTCCCTTACCTTTATTAGATGATGCATCAAAGAGAACAAATCCTCCTGCACCAATAATGTCATGATCAGTAGATCCATCATATGATATATATAAAGGTTGATCGGTATAATTTTGAATTCTGTAATTAATAATGGGATTAGCCATAGCAGTTCCAATGGCAACATATCCTGTTCCAATAGAGCCAAAAGCTAATGATCTAAGTGGTTGCGCGCGCCATCTGACTGCTAATGAATAGTTAGTCATAGTTATCTCCCTGGCATAAAATAGTAACCAGCAATATAAAGAGTCCCTTTGCCGGGTTCTTTTGTAGGTAACATCACATGAATTCTTGTTCCTGCACAGAGCATACCGGCAGAACCCATAAGGGCTTCCATCGTATTGTCTCCAAAATTAATTTGGACAGTTTCTCCAGCAGGAACAATATCATTCTTCTTAAAACCATCATAGCTGATATAGATATCTTGGTCTGATTTATTAATGTATCTCATACAAAAGCATGAATGAGGTAACCCATAATCATCTGTATATACGGGTAAAGGCAAATCTGATAGTTTAGATATATCAATCTCTACTAAAGATAAAGATTGAACACTATTTCTTCGACTCATTCTTTTTTTCCTCTTGATTTACCCGCTGTTCATGATTTTTTTTAGCTATTTTAAGCAAAGCATCCATAGCATCTACAAGAACATCATACGTCTCCCCTAAAGGAGCATCATTGGGCATAAAAAAGAGATACAGTCGTCCGTTAATCTCTTTTTTAAAATGTATAGAATTTATAAAATCCATAATATCTTTCCTTATAATACCCAGAATGTTACGGTTAAGTTACCATTTAAAGCCTGAGATCCATTATTTGTAGCAGTTACTACGAATGATCCAGCCCCACGATTAATACGTGTAACGGTCATTTTTGCATCATTTGCACCTTCGTTTGATATATTACACAAAATCAATGAAGTAGCACTTACTAAAGAGTTAGTGATAGTGAAGTTTTGAGATGCAGCAGAAGCTGTAGTAAATCCAGTAAAGGTACATGCACCAATATTAGTATTAAGTGTAGTAGCTGCAGTTGGAGAAGCTTGTGTATCAGTATCGGCATCAAATGATGAAAGACCACCAGTACTTACTACCAATCCTGATGCAGAAGTAACAGATACTAAATCTGAAGCTGCATTACCTATGTTAACTGAAGCAGTACTTGTTCCTGCACAAATATTAACATCTTCGTTAACATTCTGATTAAGATTAATAAGACCAGATACATTTACGGTAGTAAGTGCATCAGCATTACCAATGTTGACCGCTTTTGTTCCACCACCAGTACCAGTTGATATGTTAACGGTGCTTGTACCTGAAGCAGCAGTACCGCTATTAATATTTACTACTGATTGACCGGTTGTAACCGTTCCACTTGCTATATTAACCTGTTTAACTGAGTTAGCGTTCGTAGTTGCACCACCGGTTGCTAAGTTAAGCGTATCGGTTACAGCTGCTGTAGCTACTGTTCCACCAGAAATAGTGACTGTTCTGCTAGAAGTAGGAGCAATATTTCCAATATTAATAGGAGTAGCCAATGCTAAGCTTCCAATTCCAATAGAACTGGTAGTATCGAGAGCTATAGGATCAGTTGTTGAAACAGTAACATCTCCACTGTTTACTTCTAAGCCTGTGTCTATTACTACACCGCCACCAAAGTTTGCTGTACCTAGAGTTAAATTTAGATTACCAGCGTCGATATTTACACTTCCTGCAGTAACATCAACATCCCCTGGGTTAACAGTAACAGAAGTAAAATTACCTGAACCTGAAGCAGGAGATGTGGTCCAGCTAGCTGAATTTGAGGTAATGCTAGCAAGAATCCAAGCAGTAGCGGTTGCTTCATTAATCCATGAAGTTCCCAATTGAGCAAAGTCACTGGTTGTTGGATCTCGTTGAGCAATAATAGGACGAGGAGCTAGGGTAATAAGAGCATCACCTATACCATATGCATATTGAACATTAGTCTGATTAACAGCCATACTATTTCCTTATAGGTTAAAACATTAAGACCCTTAGATAAACACGACTCAATAACTAAATCAAATATATTGACCTTATGGGTGTACAAATGTACATTATTGATCTAGAGGCTTATATGAAAGGAAATTAAAATGACTAAAAGAATCTTAGTAGATGTGCATGAGAAATTTCATGCAGATATAAAAGCAGCGGCAGCAATAAGAAAAAAGACCATTAAACAGTTGCTATTAGAAATATTAGCTGAGTGGTTGATCAGAAATAAACCAAGAAGATAGTATTTAGGAATTATAGGAAATTTTCCTATAACTAATAGGAATGCCGATCTATTGCCTATTGACATATCTATGTACAAATGTACATTTAGAAATAAGGGGATACAAATTTAGGGAATATGAATGATAAACAATATGAAGGCTCAGTATTTTATACAGGAGAAGAATTTTAGTGAAGCTCCGGAAAATGGTTGGG